ATCAGAATGATCACGCTCTGAGACACCTGTCCCCATCCAGAAGGATGAGGATCGGCGCTTTACCCGATATTTCACGGTGTCAGTTCTAACACCGAGACTATCGGATCTAACCTCACCTAGCAAGAAACTGAGATACAACCCAGATGGATTGTACACCAGTCGCTTATTGCCGCGAGGACATAAAATGAACCCATCAAGAATACGGTAGCGAGTAGGACAAGCCACAAACAATCTATATGCTATAGATTGTAACGGCAAATTACGTCCAAACCGCTCACGCACCATTGAATAGGGCACATGTATGCCGGACGACATATCTTCATACGGAGGAACGAGAAGCTTCACTTTTAGATTATCTAAAAGCAGTTTAATCGTCTGTCCAAATGAGATGCCGCTACGTGTTTCGTAGCGGATAAGTTGGTTAATTGCTAAGTTGAGAGATTGTGGAGTATCTACTTTTTTAAGGTAGACACCTCTTACGTTGACTCCTTGGAAGAAGTCAGCGCCACAAGACTCTCTGAACGGACCTTCAACAAAGGTCTTTTCGTCGTTAACAGTAAACCCGAGAGTGTGCAGAAGGTCAATGACATCCGAAGTTATCAATTTCGGACATATTATGTCATCACCGAACACACCCCAGAGCTTGTCTGAACTGCTCTTATCAAGGGACAAGTCCCTAAAACGAGAGCAGGCGACGACGGCACAGCTGAACAGTATGGTTTGCAATGGAAACGTATAACCGTTCCCCATCGTAGAGACCATATGCAATTCTTCCGTGCCACGCCCCTTAATGTCAATGGATTTACTCCGATACTTTACTAACTGGTTATACCAACCAGCTGGCAAGAGGTACTGAAGCATCTTCAGAGACATCGAGTCCGATGCACTGCTGAGATCTATTGTTGATAGACCGTCAGTGATCGAACCAAGGCGAGCGAGATCGCGATTCAGGAAGGGTTGCTTGCTTAGGGAGATGCCATATCTCTCAAACAAACGATCTTCCAGTATACGGCCGAAACCAAGCTGGTAAAATGTATTCAGCGTTGGCTCGACACATATAACTCGCGAGATCTCATCGTTCTTAGGTACAAAGCTGAGACGACTGCTGTGCGCTATAACTGCACTCCCGTAGTGTTCCTGTCGGATATTCTCCGCATTGGACCACTCGGGAAAGCTACGAATATAGCGCCTGTACCAAAAGTACAGCGAAGGATCACTACAAGTTAAGGGAGAAGCGAATAACTTTGAGTAAAAGCTACCGCTCCTCGCAGAAAGGTTCGCTCCAGGCCCTAGACGTCCTTGTGAAAGGATATCATAGGGATGAGAGCAAATCGAGTCTGCTTCCAAACCCTTGTACCAAAACTGGTAAAGCTCTTGTCTCAAGAGCCCAACCAAAGTCTCGGTCTTCGTGTCGTTAATACGAAGAGTCCAGTTCTTACAGGCTTCATTTACCTTTAAGAACTTATCGAGCGCTTTTGAATCAGCATCAGGTTTCACCTTGTTTATGAATTTCTTCATAAATGAGGACCTAATGCTAACCGCAAAAGCATCTCGAACAGAGATTCCGGGGAACAGGTCAGCACTTTCGGTGCAACCCGCCTCGGCAAGATCCTTCGATAAGCATGCGAACAGCACTTCAGGCTTAATCGCCATAAAGAATGCTCCCAAATGAATTGCTACTTACACTAACTACACCCCAGAAGGGGTGCAACTAGTGTCCTGGGCGAGAGAATAACGACGAGCGTCGCTAATCTCCCTTGCTATGAGACTCACACAAACCGAAATTACTACAATAAGTAGTAAGACGGCCAATATGTGGGTCTTCACGCAACGTTACCCGTGATCAGCGTGTCTCCCAGATCTGCACTCTCTTCATCGAGAATGCCGACCAAGAAACTCGCGAGACCACGGATCTCCGCAGGCGAGTAGGAATCCATGCCAGCGGGAATGTCCATCGTGATTCTCACGACGGCGACCACCGGCACACCAGATGCAGCCTCACCACCCTTTCGGATGATGATTTTGTACTGGTTGTTTGGTATACTCCCTCTCGCGCCCGACAGCGGATTCGCGGCCGGCAGTACACGAGGTACTGCTGGTTTCACGAACGTCACTGTGAAGGGCTTTGAGATTGAGTGAGCACTCACACCAGCTTGTGTGCCGCCTAAAGCGGTTACAACGTGCTGACGTGCGTTCGAGCTCGGACCCATATCCGCGGCCAACGTATAAGTTGGCGTCGTGAATCCGGTCTGAGCACCACCCGTAATGGAAGAGTCAGGTGACCAAGTCATCTTTCGTTTCCTGAATGAGGTGACGACGTTTCAAAACTTCGATCCCAAATCTTTATAAGAGATGTTGGGACGCCATTCTGAAACATCACGAATTGCCTGGCGATGAGTAACAGCTAACGCTCCCAGATTAAGCCATTTAAGGCTCATACCCGGGATTGTAAACTGTAAGTCTGGAACTAAGGACCCTTGGTAGGAATCCCTAGTCACATACCTTTTCACCACTGAGGCACCAGTAGCAGGCTTCCAAGCCAGAGTACTCCTAGAGGCATACGGATTACCGGAATCAGTGATCAAGCACTTATCAACGTCGACAGAACATGTCGAGCGCTGCTCAGTGCCTTTCACTACCCAGTTACACGTAGCCGTTGGGTTACTCTGAGCTTGTACTATGTCACCAATATTGGTGAAATAGTCAACGAGGAAGGAATACGGGATAAGCTCCCAGATAGTGGGTACAAAACTAGGCCAGTCCAGTCCAAAGTTCTGAGCAAATCCACCACTTTGATCAGGTGTTTTCACCATGACCGAAGCGGTGTACTTGACAGTACTCTGGCTATGCTGCCTAACCCTGTACTTAATATCGACCGGGCCATATCTGTCAGACCTCTCGATTGGATTGTTGTCCCCAGCTGAGTCAGAGCCCTGAGCATGAACCGTTCTACGGTTCTGCTTAGTAGCAACCTGATATTCAGCGAGGGCCTTCACACCGTTCTTGATGTCGTTAATCAATGGCTTCCAGCCAAAAGAGTATTCCAACCATGAATCCGCTACCAGATCCATCCGCTTCCGCGACCGTGGGACCGTTCCCTTAACGACCTTTTTTAGGCCGCCGAGGTATTGTCCCACCCCACGGTAAATGGCTTGACCTGGATGACGGATCATGCCCAGTGTCTCGCGCAACTCACCTATCACGGTGAGTCCTTGGAGCTCATGTTGAGCTTTATAGGATTTTTGCGCTAAGATACCGAGAGCCTGCGAATTTGCACGTTCCAAGGAAGAGGCATTGTTATTAGGCGTATCGGCATAAGCCAACGCGTCCCCTTTGCCTCCTATGTGAGCAACACCAAAGTCTGCTCCCGAAGCATCGACAATTACGTCGAACTTAAGGAATTCAAACTCTTGGTTGTTGATGTCGTACTCAACGCCGTCAATCCGAGTAGTAACTTCGCTGCCGTGTCTAATAAAGTTTCGCCACCCGTCATGTCGGTATGGTGTGAAGGTTACAGAATTTCCTCCGGATAAACCGTTGGAAAACTGCTTCCCCCACACCAGAGACCTGCCGGAGGTAGAAGCCGTATAGACACTAAACAGTTGAGAGCTACTGGATGTACGTGTTAAAGAGTCGACCATAGGACCTCCCGGACGTTAAGGCATTTAGCCTTCAACAGACAAGCCCATTTTGATATATGGGAAACTTTAGATGGATTTGACACCCATCGGCAGTTCATCCTAAAGGACGGTCTGCTTGCAAATGAAGAGAGCGGTAGCATTGGAGGATCAAGGTCATCATTTCTGTGAAGATTTGATGGCAAGGTACAAATTGAGAAGAAAAGTCAAAAAGGACTTTACTCCTCTAGTTGTCATCTTGATCATAATGCCTCCGTATACCCAAACCTAAATTGGACGATACTTATGAGAGTAGAGAACCTGCAACATCCAAAGTAGCGACCGTGAGGTCACGTTCCAAGGATGAGAGATTACCTACAACAAGGTAGCTCGTTACCCAGTCATAAAGACATGAGTAATTGGCCGCCTTGCGTGACCCAGCTCCATCTCGATAGAAATGCTCCTTTCGGACCATTCCGTCGTTATAGAGTTTGTTCACGCTCATGAAGTTTACATCATAGTCAACGGAATGAAATCCGCCAACGTACAATGCCGTCTCTACAAGACTACGAAGGACAAACCGGTAAGAAACAGAAAGAATTCTGCTCTCTTCGGGTAGCCAGCCGTAGTTACGTGCGCAGTATGAGTCTACGAAAGACTTTACTGCGGGGAGCGAGTGATACAAATCATTCGACAACCGAACCGACATTGTGGACATGATGCTTATCTCCAACATGGTTATATATAGACATCTGTCTATACAGGGAGCCCCCGAAAG